TTCAAGCGCGATGGCTTCCCGCAAGCATTGCTCAATGCCGCAGGTTTTGCAGGCATGGTCAAGAACCGCCCGATCTTTGCCTCCACCGAGTTCCCCGATACCTTGTGGATCGCGGGCAACCGTGAGCTGGTGCAGCACCGCGTGCTGCAACCGTTGACCATCAAGGGACCGTTCCCCACATACGCGACCACCAGCGATGTGACCCGGCTCGTGGCGGCTGAGCAATATTACGCCGAAGAGTACAACGCCACTGAATCGCTTGTGAGCGAGAAGGGCGCGTTCGTGCCGGTTGAGGAAGGTTCGTAACCCCCCTGTCGATAAATCGACATCCCCCCAAATATCCATTCGGATATTTGGGGGGAGAAGGATTTTGAATGAATTTTTGGAATGAACCGATTCAGTTTCTGGCACGCGAGGCGGAGCATGTGAAAAGGCTGTCTATGCGCGGGGAGTTCTTTGTGCCTGCGGCGCTGCTGGAGCTGGCGCAGGACCATGGCGTGCTGGATGCAATCGGATTGCGCGGGTCGGTGAACCGTCCGTTTGAGGTGGTGCCGCCAGCGGGGACGAACCCCATCGTGACCACGGGCTATCGTGACCTGTTGACCGCGGTGCGCACGCACGCGAAGCGTCCGCAGATCCATTTGCAGCACAACGATTTCAAGGGCGCGGCGCATGGACGGGTGGATCTCTTCCTGTGCCCGGATGAAGCGCGGGTGGCGTGGGCGAAGAAACTCTGGGCGAATAAGACAGCCATTTTGATGAGCGACCAGGCTCACGTCACGGCGGAGGCGGTGGTGGAGTACGTCAACAAGCGCGGCAATTTGCGGACCGTGGAATCGGTCAATGGGCAGAGCATCGGCATCATTTATATGTCGTTTGGCGAGAAGGCGGCGCAGGCGATCCGCGCGAGTGCGTTATCGCTAAGGCGGATCGGGTTGCAGATTCCGGTGTGTGTGATCGGGTCCACGCCAGTGGAAGGATTTGATTTCATCGAGTGGACGGGCGAGAGTCCGTTCGATGCGCGTGAGAAGAAGAATTTCCAGTTCCGTGCGGGACGCATCAAGCCGAAGCTGTATGAACTGTCCCCGTTCGAGCGGACGTTGTACATCGATGCGGATACGGAGTTCATGAGCGACATCCTGCCTGCGTTCGAAGCGCTGGATGACTATGACGTGGCGATCGCGCGCGAGAATTTGACGCTGCACCAGCTCTATAACAAAGCGATGGCGGGCTGGGAAATCAATATCAAGGAACGCGATGCGACCGTGACCGAATTGAACGCCGGTCCGAATGTGCATTTTTTGAATTCGGGCGTGTTGTTTTTCCGCAAGTCAAAAGCGACGGCGAACGCGATGCGGCGCTGGCATGAAGCCTGGCTGGAATGGCAGCAGTGGGATGAACAGCTCGCGTTCATGCGCGGGTTCTTCCGCACGCCCGAAGCGCGGGTGAAGATTTTGGAACCGGAATGGAATTATCCGCATAAGCATAATGGGATCGTGATCTTTCATAACTACGGCAGGGGCGTGGTGAGGATGAATGTGACCCCACCCCCAGCCCCTCCCCAAATTGAAGAACACAATTTGGAGAGGGGAGAAATGGAAACCGCATGAAATTCTCTGACCTGCGCGGAAAGCATCACGGTGAGACGGCTTGGATCGTGGGGAAGGGTCCGAGTTTGGCGCATTTGCGCGCGGAGCATTTCGGCGTGGGTCCGGTGATCGGCGTGAACCAGGCGATTGCGATTGTGGAGGAGTTGGGTCTGCCAAACCCCATCTATTCTTTGCAGAAGGATGGCTGCGGTTTGGTCGGTCCGCATGAGGCGTGCCAATTGCGTGACGGGCGCGATTGGATGATCGAGCCGCAGCGGGCGGTGCTGCTGGTGCAAAACACTGAAGGGTATTCACGCGACTGCCTGGTGAATTATGAGCCGCGCGTGTCGATCGATTACCGCAAGGACCTGAAGCTGGAATTCGCGCAGACGATGGCGACCCGCATGAGCGTGGTCATCGCGCGCGAAATGGGCTGTGCCGAAGTGCGTTTGATGTGTTGCGATTCGCTGGTGAGCGGCAATGTAGAAACGTTCAACATCCACACACGGACGGCAGAGCGCACAACAGCAGGCGATCATTATCTGCCTGCGCGTGGACGCTTGATGCGTGAGCTGGTGAACACACGCTATCAAATTTTTATTCCTACGAGGAGCGAACATGGATAACAACGAACTTTTGGAAATGGCATGGAGCGCGGCTCCATCCTGGACATCGGAAGCGGAACGCAATGAACTGATCCGCCTGGCGCGGGAAGTGCCGGAGCATGGTTCGATTGTGGAGATCGGCGGGCTGTATGGCGGCATGACTGCCGTGCTCGGGCACGCATCACGGTCATCGATGAATTCTCATGGGACCCTTACAACATGGGAGCCAGCGCGAAGACCCTGTTGAGCAACGTCCGCAAGGTGGGCGTGACGAATGTGGAGGTGATCACCGCAGACAGCCGCAGAGCGGGCAAGACGTGGGACCAGCCGATTGATTTGTTGTGGATCGATGGCGGTCACAGTTATGAGTTCGTGAAGTCTGACCTGGATAAGTTCGGTCCACATGCCGCCCGCATCGCGCTGCATGATTATGGCAATGAATTCTGGAAGACCATCCAGCAGGCGGTGGATGATTTCCTGAAGGAACATCGTGAGTGGTCATTTTCGCATCACGTGGAGACGGTGGCTGTTTTGGACCCCACCCCCAGCCCCTCCCCAAAATCTGCGATTTTAGAGAGGGGAGTAGGTTGAAATGTTGTTGAGCGAATTGGTTGCGCTGGTGGAAGGTGATGTGCCCGCGGTGGATGGCGTGCCCACGGATCTGCAATATGAGCAAGCCGTGAAGGATGCCGTGCGCGATTTCTCGGAACGCTGCGGCGTGGAGCAGATTGCGACGTTGAGCATCGTCTCCGGCACGGCGACCTATGACCTGCCCGCTGATTTCTTGAGCATGATCCAATTCCCGGCGCTCACCGCCGAGGGCGGCGTGTTGAACACGTCGCAGGGCTTGATCCCCGTCAGTGCAGGCTGGAGCGAACGCATCACCATCCGCAATGGGCAGATCACGTTTTTTCCCACACCGGGTTACACCATCGACCGGGATTTTCGTTATAAAGCGGCATGGGTGCTCACCGAAGCCGTGGATGAATATGACAGCTCTGAGTATGAAACGCTGGGCGAGCGCGAAGGGCGCATCGTGGTATTGAAGGCGAGTGCCATTGCCAGCACGAAAAAAGCGAATGCGTCTGCTGGGGATGCCATCAAGTATTCGTTCGGCGCGGTCAGTGAAGACTTATCGGGTCTCGAAGATGGATATCGCAAGGATTCGACGAACTACCAGAGCGAATATGAAGCGGCGTGTGACAAGTACAACGGCGCGTATATCACCGGGAGCGGTGGCTGACCCCACCCCCAGCCCCTCCCCAAATGCGTACATTTGGAGAGGGGGGAGCAACTTGAATTATGGATGCTAATTTTTATCAGGCAAGGCTGCGGAAAATCCGCGCGCGGAATGAAGTGAGCGTTGCGATTCGGCGCGGGAATTCCACGGTCACAGCGCAGGATATGCGGATCGAGTACGCCGGGTCACGTGGTCAACGCTTGCAGAGTGATGCCGCACGCCAGGCACAGCAGGCTGTGTTCATTCTTGGCGAACCCGATATGGACATTGCGGTCGATGACCGCTTGACCTATGGCGGCGTTCTATTTCAGGTGGTCTTCATCCAGCCGAACCGGTTGGCAGCGACCATCGCGGAGGCGATTCTCGATACGCCGCTGCGCGGCACTCGACCAACGAGGCATATTATGGCTGAAGCGTTTCAGTGGGTTGTCTCTCCGAAAGTCATTGCCAAGGGTCTCGAAGACTATGGCGAGAAGGCTTTGATTGCGATTCAAGCGGCTGCCACTTATTGGGGGCAGTCGGTGCAGGATGCGGCGCGTGAGAATGCCAATTGGGAAGACCGCACGGGCAATGCGCGCAGCGGTCTGTTCTTTGCGGTGGATGGCTTCGAATTGGGCACCATCACCGGCGAAGTGACACCGGAAGCCAAGCGCGAGATGAGCGATGTGGCTGTGGAAAGCGGCGATGCGAATACGCTGATCATCACACTGGCGCATACGGTCTTTTATGGCAAGTATCTGGAATTATCGAACGGCGGTCGATACGCCATCATTATGAGCACGCTCGAAAGCAATTTACCCGGTCTTGAACGGCTGGTGCAGGACGTTTTCAAAGGATAAGCCATGGCAACTTTGAGGCAGCGCGTGAGCGCATTTTTCAACCCACCGCAACAACAGGCGCAGACGACGCAGGATGATCCGCGGGTGCAATCAGTGACGGCTGAATATGAAAAGTTGAAGGCAGACCGGGATCGTATGGCGAAGATCAAGACCTGTAATCTGATGTATGAATGCGATCCGCGCATCGAGAAGGCGCACCGCGTTTATTCACAGGATATTGTGAAGGCTGGCTTTTTGATTGTGACCAAGGATGAGCGAGCCAAACAGATCGCCATGGATTTACAGGAACGGCTCGACATGAATCAGTTTCTGGAAGATGCCACACGCGAGACCTCACGCGATGGTGATTCGTTTTATGAAGTGGTGATCGATGACAACCTGTTGATCACGGAATTATCACGCAAGCCAACATTGGAGATGCACCGCAACACAAATCGGCAGGATAAATTCGACGATCCGAACCGCGCGTTCTGGCAAGGTAGCTCGAATTGGATGAACACGGAACCGCCCAAAGATGCGCTCTGGTATGCCGAATGGCAAATGATCCATGCGCGCTGGAAGCATGACAGCGGTCAACGCTATGGCAAGTCGATGTTCTCCGCTTCGACCGGTGCTTATAAAAAAGTTGATGACGGCGAGTTGAATGTGGCAGTGCGGCGTAAGATGGGCGGCTCGCAGATCCGCGTGCATTCCATCGAAGGCAGCTCGGCAGACCTGGAGAAATATAAGGAAGACAACAAGGCATCGTTCGGGGTGCTCGCAGCCGTGACCGATCTTTTCACGAATAAAAAAGGTTCGGTGGATGTGAAGCAGGGCGATGGCAACATCGACAAGCTGGGCGATGTGCAGCATCACGTGGCAACGATGATGGCTGGGAGCGATGTGCCGATGGAGTTGATCGTATATGGCGAAGGTTTGAACCGTGACATCCTGGGCGAGAAGAAGGATGAATACGAGAACAACCAGAAGCAGGGACGCGAGTGGCTGACTTCGCAACTGGTGAAGCCGGTACTGGAACGTCAATGGTTATTGCAGGGCATATTGCCATCTTCCATCAAATACAAAATCATCTGGCGCACAGCCAAACCGCTCACACCGGCAGACCTGCGTGATTTGGGTGATGGTTTGAGCCGCTTGAAGTTAATCGGCGTGAAGGATGAAATCATTCAATTGATTGCAGCAAGCTACATCCAAAATGTGGAGGATGATTTGCTCAACATGGATGGCTTCAGCGTGGACCAGTTCGCGCAGAATTTGAAAGGGCTTTCGATTTAGCGATTTACGATTGACGATTTATGATTATGAGCACATATCTGAAACCTATCGAATTGAATGAAGCGTCCAAGGCTGAGAAGTTAATTCAGCAATTGGATGCGATTCCGTTTGGGCGGTTGTACCAGGCGTCATTCAAGGCGGTGGTGCGGCTGCATTTGTTCTTCACCGGGTTCACGCATGAGCTGTTCAGCGGGTTCGTGGACGATGCGCGGGCGTTGATATTGAAACAGGCAGGCAAGGATCAGGTGCTCGGCAGCGCGGAGGCGTATCAGGTGCAGATCGCGTTGCTCACACGCTGGGGTGATGTGTTCAAGGATTGGCAGGATGCGTTTTATCAGGTCCGCGTGGAGGCGGCGTCGATTCCGTTTGGGGTGCTGGCGGTGAGTCATGAAAGACTCGTTGTGCCATCCACGAAGGACACGAAGAGCACGAAGGTGGAAGAGACCCTTCGCTCCGCTCAGGGTGACATTGCGGAATCTGTGGAGGATGGTGTTTTCAGTCCGCAGTTGTCGATTGTGCTCAATGCGGCGAGTGAGCATTTGTATGGCGATTCGTTGAACCTTTCGGCGCGGGTGTGGAACGTGGACCGCGAAGCGCGGGCTGGGATTGCAAATGTGATTCTTCAGGGTGTGACGAATCAATCGTCCGCGTGGCAGATCGCGCAGGACCTGGAACAATTTTTGGGCGCGAATGCAGATTGTCCGCGGTGGACATCGACGAGGCTGTATGGCAGAACCAAAACGCAGATTTCACAGGGCGATACGACCGGGCTGGTTTCCCAGCCATGCGATGGCAGAGGCGTCTCATACAACGCTTTGCGCCTGGCTCGCACGGAGATCCAAAAAGTCCATGCGCTGGCAACGGACAGAATCATGGCGGCGCAGCCGTGGGTTGAAAAGGAGCAGGTCCACTTGAGCGAGTCACATCCCGAGCCGGATATCTGCGATAAGGTGATCGCGGATGGGGAGGGGGGCAAGGGCATTTATGAAGTGGGCACGATCGAGCTGCCGCTGCACCCGAATTGCCTGTGCTACAAGACCGCGGTGTTGATGAACCAGCAGGATTTCGCGCGTCAGTTGAATGGCTGGTTGAAGGGTGAGGCGTGGTCGGAGATGGATGCTTATGCTGCGTTCGTTTCAGGTTCCACGTCTCAAGTTCAAAGTGCGGCGTTGAATGTCTCATTGTTATCGAATGCGGTCAATCTGGCGGTGTGGTTGTTCGGAGATGAGAACCAGCTTTCAGCGTTTGCGGGAGGCGTGAAATGAGTC